GAAGTTTTACTTTTCAAGAGTTCTCTCAACGTTATGCTGCCAGCACTGCTTTAGGAAATATTGAATTACCAGAACTTCGGAGACAAGATGATAAGAATCGTCAGAATAGTATTGATGATTTAAATCCTGAAATTGTAGAGACACTTAATAAGCAGATGAATACTTTGTTTAGTTCTGCCTTGTCACTTTATAATCAGATGTTAGAAGATGGTGTGGCTAAGGAATGTGCTAGAATGGTATTACCTCTTGCTACTCCTACGAGAATCTATATGACTGGTTCTTGTCGTTCTTGGATACATTATATTAATCTGCGTTCAGCACATGGAACACAAAAGGAGCACATGGACATTGCAGAGACATGTAGAAAGGTATTTACCGAACAATTCCCTTCAGTGTCGGAGGCATTAGAATGGACTTAAATGTTATTGATAATTTCTTTTCAGAAACGAAGCATCGTTCTATTCATGAGTATTGTTTAAATGCGGCATATACTTATGGTGAAAGTGACGAGGACGGATTGCCTGTCACGGGTATGGTTCATGAAGTGAATGAATTTATCTATAATTTGATGGACAGCACCATTAGGAATAGGTATAATATCAAGAATATGAACGTATATCGGATGTATATTAATTGTTTTGCACCATGTGAAAGACCATATTTCCATAAAGATGGTGATAAAGGAGAAGTTACATTCTTATACTATCCTAATATGGAATGGGATAAAGATGATGGAGGAGAGACGCAATTCCTAACTGAACGTGATATATTGGGTGTATTACCAATACCGAATAGGATGGTATCTTTTAATGCTGATATATGGCATCGTGCAACATCTTTTAGAAATAATCATAGATTTAGTCTTGCTGTTAAATATGCATAATATATCTTTAAATTTCCTTTAATAAATATTTTTATACGATTAACTTATTATGGCAACTTATCCTGTAGTACATAAAGAAACTGGTGAACAAAAAGAAGTAGCAATGAGTGTATTAGATTGGACTCAATGGTGTGATGATAATCCTGAGTGGAAAAGAGATTGGTCTGATCCTTCTACATGTCCGATGGCTGCCGAAGTAGGTGATTGGAGAGATACATTAAGAAAGACTAAACCTGGATGGAATGAAGTTCTTGGAAAGGCACAAACTGCACCTGGTTCTAACGTAAAGAAACTCTAATATGGCAAGAAGAAAAAAAACAGTAATAGATCAACCTATTGGGGTTGGTTTGACTACTAAGAGTATGAAAAGGAAGAAACCTTTAAGTGCTAATCATCTAGTCGATATTACTCCTCTTACTGATAACCAAAAACGTTTATTTGATTCTTATAGTGATAATAAACATTTAGTAGCTTATGGATGTGCTGGCACTGGAAAAACATTTATCACTTTTTATAATGCTCTAAAAGAAGTTCTTGATGAGAATACTCCATATGAGAAGATTTATATTGTACGTTCATTAGTATCGACCAGAGAAATTGGATTTCTTCCAGGGGATCATGAAGATAAAGCAGATATTTACCAAATCCCTTATAAGAATATGGTGAAGTATATGTTTCGGATGAATTCTGAAGCAGATTTTGAGATGCTTTATGGTAACTTAAAGGCACAGGATACTATTAAGTTTTGGAGTACTTCATTTTTAAGAGGCACTACATTAGATAATGCTATTATTATTGTGGATGAATTTCAGAATTTAAATTTTCATGAACTTGATAGTATTATTACAAGAGTTGGTGAAAATAGCAGAATTATGTTCTGTGGTGATGCCAGACAGACAGATCTTATAAAGACTAATGATCGTAATGGTATCGTTGACTTCATGAACATCTTGCGTAAAATGCCATCCTTTGATATAATAGAGTTTGAGATCAATGATATTGTTCGTTCTGGACTTGTTAAAGAATATCTTATTGCAAAACTTGATATGGGTGTCTAATGTTTAATCATGTTGATTTGAATCTTGAACCTCTTAAAAGAGAGACGATAGATGGAGTTCGTTATTATTCTGTTCCTGATGAAGATGAATTACTTAAATTAGTTTCTATTACTTCTATAACCAGTCATTTTAATAAAGAGATTTTTATTAATTGGCGAAAGAAGGTAGGTAATGAGGTAGCAGATAAAATCACGAAAGCGGCTACAACCCGTGGGACTGATATGCATACTCTTACAGAACATTATTTGAAGAACGATGAGAAACTTCCAAAAGTTCCTCCTATTTCTGATTTTTTATTTAAGATCGCAAAGAGTGAACTTAATAAAATAGATAATATTCATTCTCTGGAAGGTGCCCTATATAGTAAGCAATTAGGTATAGCTGGGACTGTTGATTGTATTGCAGAATATAATAACGAATTGGCAATAATAGATTTTAAGACATCTAAAAAACCTAAACCACGAGAGTGGATAGAACATTATTTTGTTCAGGCAATGGCATATGGTTGTATGTTATATGAACTGACAGGGATATCTGTTAAAAAACTTGTAATCATTATGGCTTGTGAAGATGGAGAATGTGTCGTCTATGAAGAAACTGATAAAGCAAAGTACATTAAACTCCTCGGAGAATATATTAGAAAATTTGTTGGAGATAAACTGGAGTTCTATGGAAACTAATACAGAATTAGAAAAAGCAATAGAGAGTAAATTTTTAACTCCTCAAAAATTTGCCATGGAAATAGAGGGAATTGTTGCTAAAGAGCAAATAAATTACATTGATGCTATTTGTCATTATTGTGACGTTAATAGTATTGAAGTAGAATCTGTAACGAAACTTGTTTCTAAACCTCTTAAGGAGAAGTTGAAGTATGATGCTATTAGTCTTAATTTTATGAAAAAAACATCGAGGGCTAGATTACCAGTTTAATGGAACAACTTGAAGGTATATCATATGAGAAACCGTTCCCCCATTTAGTCATAGAAAATTTCTATAATCCTAAAGAACTTGAGTTGATCTGGGAAGAACTTAAGTTTTATACAAAATCAGGTAAACTTTTTGAGGCAAAAGACTTTGGTGGAGTTGTAGATTTTACTAATTCACATGCATTAATGTTGGATGAACTCTATAGTGAAAAATATAGAGTAATATCTAATATTTTAACGGTTAATAGAAAATTATTTGATCCTGGGATACTTGATGCATTTGCAAAAATACATGATTGTTGTAGTATAGTACGTGATAGTAATTGGGATTTTACTAAAGTACGGTATTATCATGATGAGGAATATTATAGTGCTCATACAGATAGATCATTTCAATTTATAGCATGTTGGTATTGCTATAAAGAACCAAAGAAGTTTATTGGAGGTGAATTGTATCTTCCCAAGTATGATTACACATATAATTGCAATAATAATTCTATGATAATATTCCCTGGATGGGTTGAGCATGAAGTTAAGAAAGTAAGTATAAAAGATTCTGATTATTATGATGGATATGGGAGATATTGCATCTCCAGTTTTTTTGGAAACAAAGGTAAATGAAAGTGACACCGTTTGAGACTTATCAAACTTATCTCTCTATGAAAAGTCATTTTACTAATCGTAAGTATGATTTTTTTAAGTATGGAGGCAAATCAAGGGCAACTATGGCCTCCTTTAACAAACGGAAGGATAAATATTTTTTCGAAAAAACGAGTCGTAAATATTCTGATGAAGAAGTTTTAAATTTTCTTTTAGCAAATTTTGTACACACTGACAACCCCCAAAACTTATGGATCGGAGAGATTATCAATTCTGGCGAAAGAAATTACGCCGATTGGATGCGACGCAAACAGAGTTTGACGTACTTATTCAAAGAACAAGTCGAGAAATTAATGTGCGAGAAAAGCTTGAACGAAGTATTCAATTGTTCGAAGGGACATCCCCCATTACTAAAAAAGTATCTGGGTGGAGAGATCTCGTTAGAAACGCTTATTATACTGGAAAAAGTCTTTTCTTTCAGAAAAAACTTTGATAGGAAATTACAGGATCCAGTGTGGGAAACCGTTAGTTTAAAGATTAAAAAGTACATACCTTTCCTAAATATTAATGTGTTCCACTATAAAAAAATCTTGAGGGAATTGATCAATGAATGAATTTTTTGAGTCTGAAATTGTTCAAGATGAGTTGCGTGAAATTAATGATTTGCAACAAGAAGTTTATGGTCAGATGATGAATATTAATAGTTTATCATCTGATGAGAAGATGGAGCATATTGAAAAATTGGTTGAGTTGTTAGAAATACAACGTGTTATGTATACAAGATTGTCTCTTTCAGATGATCCTAAAGCGAAAGAATTGAAATTGCAATTAGAAAAATCAGTTACCATGTTGGGATTTCCAGAAGGGACTGATATTAGAATGTTATTTGATCATATGCATCAGACCATAAAATCACTTGAACGATTTGTTGACAAGTGATTGGTGATCTGTTATAATATATGTGTTGGGTTGATCGCCCGACACGGGAGTGACTGAAAAACTTGCTGGCAATGGTCTAGTCAAGGTGATGGGTCAGAGGTGGTGCTCGCTGTCCTTCGGGATAGAATCGATTTACCAGTCGGGACTCAGGCAGTACAGTAAAAATTTACTTATGTAGAAATGCCCTGTACTTATTGGTATACATTAATCCAATCTCCCACCCCAAATCCAATTAATCCTATTAAATCCGAGGTATCTTAAATGTCGTTTGCTAATCTTAAAAAGCAATCAAAATTAGGCTCTCTTACCCAAAAGTTGGTAAAAGAAGTCGAGAAAATGAATACTAACGGTTCATCATCTGATGACCGTCTTTGGAAATTAGAAGTAGACAAAAGCGGTAATGGATATGCCGTCATACGTTTCCTTCCTGCTCCCGATGGTGAGGATCTACCATTCGTAAAACTGTACTCCCATGCATTTAAAGGTGCAGGTGGTTGGTACATAGAGAATTCTCTGACTACTCTTGGTCAGAAGGATCCTGTTTCAGAGTTTAATACTACTCTTTGGAACAATGGCACAGATGCAGGTAAAGATGCTGCACGTAGACAAAAGCGTAAGTTAACTTATGTCAGTAACATCTATGTCGTAAAGGATCCAGCAAATCCTGAAAATGAAGGTAAGGTATTCTTGTACAAGTTTGGCAAGAAAATCTTTGATAAGATCACTGCAGCAATGCAACCTGAGTTTGAGGATGAGGAAGCAATTGATCCATTTGACTTCTGGCAAGGTGCTAACTTCAAGTTGAAGGCTAAGAACGTTGCTGGTTATCGTAATTATGATTCTTCTGAGTTCACTGCTCAATCTCCACTCTTGGATGATGACGATGCACTAGAAGCCCTCTGGAAGAAGCAAGCATCTCTTCAAGAGTTTGTTGCTCCTGATCAGTTTAAGTCTTATGATGCACTTAAGACTCGTTTGAACTTTGTTCTGGGTAATAAGGCATCAGCACGTCAAGATCCTGAAGTGGTTGATGAAGAGGATCGTGGTTCTGCAGAACAATTAGTTTCTGCCGCAGTAGCCGAACCTGTTCTTGCAGGTGGCACTGGTTCAGAACCAGAGGATGATCCATTATCTTACTTTGCGAAACTTGCCGCAGAATGATACAAGAAAGGGAGTCAAAAGACTCCCTTTTTTTATGGCATTGTAACTTTGGTGTTTTCTGTCTTTGCTAAACGATCATTAATTCGTTGAGAAGACTTTTGATAGATCATTATATTTCTCATATCATTTAAGAATTGTTGTAGGTACATTCTTTTGAGAAGATAGATGGATCTTTTTTTATCGTTTTCTAGTGTTTCATATTCCCAATTACTAATCCCTTGAACAGTGTCAGAAGGGACTGGAGTAATATTTGAACCATCTCTATAATAGGTGATGCTAAAATTACTATCTACATTTTTGCCTTTAGGGAGAATTAATCTACCCAAAGAATCTTTAATTTCTTTAGTTTCGTAATGATGTATGTCATTTAAACTATTTTCGTCATCGTAAATATTGAGTGCATAATAATATAGATCCCTATTGGAGAGTGGCCATTCATTTCTGACATTAATAATACCGGCAGTAATCAATACAACCCAATCTAATTGTGAATTGCCATAATATTCTTCGG